ATGTTACTTCTACTTGTTTTACATGCTAAATATTGCATACCATAACATATTGCTAATATTGGTATTTTATATTTGAATACAATTTTTGGCACCGGAGGAGACCCTTTCCTTAATATAAAATAATCTGACCCACTTATAATTATACCACTTATATTGTTTTTTTTAAGTACCTTTTTTATCCCCACATTATCATGATACCTTTTAATTATTAATTTTGCATTATTTCCAATCGCTTTCCTATATAATTTATGTTGCTTTTTCCAATCCCATTTATCGCTATACATTGATATTAATAATATATTCATTTTAATATAATACATTATAATTATCTAATGATTCATTTTTAATATTTGTTCTAATATAAGCTACAGCCTGTAAACACGCATCACTTAAATCATCTGTCTTTTTATTATTTACAAAAATATCTTTTAGTCTCTTATTATCTTTAATGTAATTTTGGCATATATCTATACTTAATTTCTTATTATAAACGTATTTACTTCTTCTAAAATTTTTAGCATTCTTTTTACCCTCACTTTCTTCATATGTAATTTCTGGAATATATTCATGTGTTTTTGATTTTAAAGACGCATTAACCAATACTACATTATCTACCTCTTTATCCCAATGCTTTATTAAATTGAAATAATTATATATAATATGCTGTATCGTTTTCATAATACCATTTAAGTTTGATGGCTGATTCTCTATTAATACATAATCTATCATATTGATATTAGCCTCTTTTAAAAACCCCACTATAATATCCATTTCATTGTAAACCCTTTCTGATATATCATCAATCCCTTTTAACTCTTTTTTGCTTTCGGCAATTGCTATTATTCTCCAATCCAATACTTCTATCTTGTCTGTTTTTTTAAGAATGCACAAGGCTAAATTTTTAATACCAATATCAAAACTTATATATATCATTTTATAAATAGTTATATTAATTCTTTATACTTTTTTGAATCGATCCAATAATTGTTTTATTATACTCTTTTATATTATGATGTCTTATCAATAATGTAATATCTCTCCAAAATGTATCATTCGCATAAGTACAATTATAGCTATTAATACTTTTATGCTTTTTATATAACCACTTATATATCCGTTCTTGCTTTTCTTGGTTAGATATTTGCTTTATATTATGCATCCTTTTTTGTATTATCATTTTTGATAAAAAACCTTTTAATTCTCTGCATTTTACATATTCTTTGCCTGATATACCTTCCCATAAGTTACTAAACTGAATATAATTATAAGTTGGACATAATAAAAAATTATCCTTATAATCAACAAATGTTGGGTTATTATCAATAATTAATAATTTTTTACTTATATCATATGTTTTTCCCACCTTCATGGTTTTTAATAATTGAGGCATTATTTTTTTAATTGATTTTTTTATCATACCGTTTTTGTCAACAATACAATTATTGCGTGTAAAAATAGGTCTATTGAACTTTACATTATTTTGTTTTTCAATTATTCCAATTTCTTTATTAGCCCATGTTTTTTCAGATGCAGTATACACAAATATGTATGAGTTTGGATAATATTTTTTTATTGTATGCATATAATTTGTAAAATGCGGGCGTATTAATAACGAGTCTTTATTGTAACTTTCACTTAATTTTTTTTCACATTCCATTTTAGATTTATTAAATGAGACAGATGTTGATTTATTGAAACTTTTAATATTTTTCTTGAAAATATCTTGTAAATTATATAAATCACATTGATAACTACAATCTCCAATTATAGTTCCATCTAAATCTAGTACAAATACATATGGTTCCATATTACAAACCTATTATATATATATATTTATTATATAATAGTATAGAATATGAATAAATATTCCAATATTAACCAGGCTAATAACCAGAAAAAAAATTTTAAAAAAGACAAAGCATATAGTAAAAATACATTATCAAATTCAAGAATATCTAATAAAATTTCTGTGAGTAAAATTAGTAATATATCCAGCAATAATATTATATCTGATTCTAAATCACGGGGTGATAACAAACTTAAAAACTTCTTGAAAATGTATGTTTCCAATAAATATAATATTGATAATAGAGCAAAATATTATAAATATATATATAGTAAAATATCTAAGATAAATCAAATATCTTGTTTGAAAAGCAAAAAGTTTATCAAAAAAAAAAAAATTTATGATGGATATACAATTGATGATATTGTTAATTTGCAAAAACAAATAGGTTCTATTAGCAAATATGGTGCTATATATATAACTTCTATTAGTAATGCAATCGGTAGATACCCTATCGCTTCTAAACTTATGGAAATTAATAGAAACAATAGTATTGAAAAATGTTTAAATGACCATATTACAACTGAAATAATGAAAAAAAAAATATCCAGACATTTTATATTTACATACAGAACATTTACTTGCAATCATATATCATCAAGTGTACCGCCAATTATTAAAAACTTAAATTATTTTGTTACTCTTAATGAATTGGCACATGGTGATTTAAAGCAGCTATGTAAAATGAAAACGTATGTAAATGATGATATTTTAGTTTATAACATTTTTATACAAGTTATGTTATCAATTATGTCTTTTCATAGTATTGGATATATACATGGTGATTGTCATTATGGTAATTTCTTATATCAAAGAAATGTCGAAGAAGGATATTATTATTATAAAATAAATGGCGTTGACTATTATTTAAAAAGCTGCAAATATACTATGCTAATTTTTGATTTTGGATTTGCAAAATCAATTGATAAAGATAATAAATTATCATATAAAGTAATAGATGATTATATGAGAATTATTCACGCATTTGCCAATGAAAAAATATTAAGTAAATCATGGTCACACTATCCTAACTATCCGTCTGATGATGTTTCGCGCTTCACAACTCATTTATTAAATAAGCTAAATAGTATAAGCAAAGCATTAATTAATAATAGAAATAAAACAAATAAAAATTTTAATAACTTAATTAACGATATGATAATACCACATCTAATATCCGCTCCTAATAATATTTTTACAAAAATAAAACCACGCGGTAAAATTATAAACAGCAAGCCTTTCATAATTGATAAAACATTACATATTTAGTTCATATCTATTATTCTCCTGTTCTAATAATTTATTTTTTCTTTCTATTATATATTTTGACATACTTTCAAATCCCGCATATAACATATTGTTATACAAATCTATTGGTAATTTTATTCTTAACCCCTTCTTTTCTATTTCTATATTCATCATTGGTATATCTGGTATATTTTTTGGTATATAATAATAATCTATCTTATTATTATCTATAAGTTCTCCTAAAACAGCCCGCGTTCTTATCTTTTCATATAATTGAATAAATTGTCTTAATAAAAACATAAAACTAAGTTTGGGTCTCGCTATCTCTTCGTCTGGTATTTCCGTTTCATAAAACGCTTTATATAATATCATCCCCAATATATTATCCATTGGTACATTTTCAAACATTTTAATTGGGAAATTATTTGTAAATCCCCCATCATAATAATAATCTTCATCTATTTTTACTGGTTTAAATAATATCGGCAATGCCATTGACGCCGAACATGCTTTAAATACACATACGTCAGGTGTCGTATCTACGCTAAATATTTTGTTTTTACATGTATATATATTTGTAACCGATACATAAAAATTTACTCCAAATCTTTTTGATAAATATGCAAATGTTATTTCATCTGTAATATCAGGATATTTAGTATAAATAAATTCTTTTAAATAATTAGAAAAAATATTGACGTCAGATAAACCACATTCGGTTATTAGTTTAATGCAGTTTTTATAGGGAATATTACATAATTTATAATCTTGACTCCCTTTTAATATTATCTCTTCCATTTCTTGTATATTTAGTTTCAATGCAATTGCCAACCCTATAATTGAACCAATTGATGTTCCGGCAATATGCGTTATATTTTTATGCAAATTCTCAAAATATAAATATCTTATAGCGCCAATAAACATTACACCTCGCATTCCTCCCCCAGAAAGTACCAAATGTGTTATTTTCATATAACTATTTGCAAATATATAAACATTATTACTTATATATTAGAATTATATTCATTGACATTTATATTATAATATTTTAAAGCTTCAAGAGCAGCATTATTTTCGGCTTCTTTTTTGCTTTTTCCAGTGGATGTTGATATTATTGTTCCATTTCTATCTTTAACACAATAATTGAAAATTTTATAGTTATCCCTTGTAGATACGTTTATTTCCTTGAATTGTGGAATATCTTGCAAATAATTTTGCATATGCGATGTTAACATATCCTTATAATTATTTTTTACCCTTATTAATTCACTGAAATCTATATAATTTTCAATAATATATATTAGCCACGATTCTACTACGTAATAACCTACACCTGTCATTGGAGATAATTTTATATTTTTTGGCAATATTACTTCATCGTCTTCTGACTGATAGTCTAAATATAAAGCTCCTATAAATGCTTCAAATATATCTTCCATTATTTTATAATTATTTCTCCCATTTGAATCCTCTACCTGTTTAGATATTATTGCAAATTTTGGAAATCCTATCTTATCTGATAAATATCCTAACATTTTGCCATTTACTAACTTGGTTCTTATTTTTGACAGAAAACCTTCATTTTGATCTGGAAATCTACTATATAAATAATTTGCTACTATCATTCCTAGTAACGAATCCCCCAAGAATTCCAATCTTTCATATGAAACATCTTGTAAAGGTAGGCAGTCAATCGGACAATTTATATTACTTTTATTAAAATCTATGTTTTTCATTGTACAATAAGATTTGTGAACAAAAGCAACGCGATATAAATTAATATTTTTGTATTTTAATCCCTTCAACCCATTTGAATCAAATAATTCTCGCAAGTTTTCATCATTTAAAAGTACATTCTTATTATTATAAGGCAAATTTACACTATCAATTTCCTTTGTTTTATTATGAATATTGTCTATTCTCTTCATTGTATTCCCTTGAATATAAATTATATTATATTATCATTTTTTCTTTATACATAAAGATATATATATAAATATTAATAGTATATTTCTTTTAAATAGAATAACATAATAAATGAGTT